GCAAGTTGCTTGATGAGTACAAAGGCGAGTGGGAAAAAGTGAATCCATCGCCGCCGACATTCATGGGGGAGCCCGTGGGGCGTGATGAGGCATCCGCCATTGAGGCGTGGAACACCCGCGCACCGAAAGGAACATCATGAACCCTGACGAGCGCCTGTGGTACGAAGCAGCGTACCTTTACTACCTGCATCCCGAGCACGGCGAACTGCTGCCCGATGCGGTGTGGGACCAACTGGGGCGCAAGCTGGGCAAGCCCGGCAGCGCCTTTCACCTGCGTGAAGAAGACTACCCGGAGGATATTCGGGTGAAGTATAGGAGTGAGAGATGAGCGACTTTTGGTTTGGCTTTTCTGCGGGAGCCCTTCTTATGGGGGCCCTGTGTTGTATCTTTCACACGTGGTATCACTTGACACGCCTTGAGCTTGTCGTTCGGGACGCAGCGGAGACGCTGAAATGATCTTCTTCGACGGAGCCCCCTTCGACCGGGTGTTGTGTCTCGACTTCGAGACCGCGTGGGACAGCAAGGAGTACACCCTCTCCAAAATGACGACCGAGGAGTACATCCGCGACCCGCGCTTCCATGCATGGGGTTTGTGCTGGCAGGAGTTCGGTGAAGGCAAGCCTGTGTGGGTGGCGCATGACGACATCCCTGCGTGGGTAGCCTCGGTGGACTGGAGCCGCACGGCCGTGCTGGCGCACAACGCGCTCTTCGATGTGTCGATTCTGTCGTGGGTGTATGGTGCCAAGCCGGCTTTCATCTTCGACTCCCTGTCCATGGCCCGGGCGCTACGAGGGGTGGAAGTGGGCAACAGTCTGGCCAAGCTGGCGGACACATTTGGCTTGCCCCCCAAGGGGCGGGCGGTGCACAGCACGGACGGCATGTTCGGCACGTTGCCTGCAGTGGTGGAGCGCGAGCTGGCGGAGTACTGTGCGCACGACGTATACCTTTGCTCGGAGGTGTTCAGCAGACTGTTGATGCGGGTGGACGACACGGGCACGCCTCGCGGCATGTACCCCATCAAAGAGCTGCGCCTTATCGACATGACGTTGAAGATGTACACGCAACCGCACCTTGAACTGGACGGCGAGATGCTGGAGCAGGCGTTGGAGGAAGAGCGCACCAAGCGTGAGGCGGTGCTCGGCCGGCTGGAGTCCATGGGGCTGACGGAGTCGGACCTCGCAAGCAACCCGAAGTTTGCGCAAGCGCTGCAGATGCTGGGCGTCGAAGCCCCGACGAAGATCAGCAAGACCACGGGCCAGCCCACGCTGGCGCTGGCCAAGAACGACGCGCTGTTCCAAGCGCTGCTCAATGGCGACAGGGAGGACGTAGCGCTGCTGTGCGAAGCCCGCCTCAAGGTTAAGTCCACGCTGGAGCGCACGCGGGCACAGAGGTTCTTGGACATCTCCAAGCGGGGGCGGTTGCCCGTGCCCCTGTCCTACTACGGGGCATTAACTGGGCGTTGGACTGCGTCCAAGGGTTCAAATTTGAACATGCAAAATCTGAAGCGCGGCTCGTTTCTTCGCAACGCCATCATGGCCCCAGAAGGCAGTGTCGTTGTAGTAGGCGACTTGGCGCAAATTGAGCCGCGTGTGCTGGCGTGGCTGGCTGGGTACGACGAGCTTCTGGAGTTGTTCCGCAGCGGGGTTGATGTGTACGCCGCATTCGGGGCACAGATGTTTGGTATTCCGGGGCTAAGCCGTGAGACGCATTCTTTACTCCGCCAGTCTAGCAAGGCGGCTTTGATTGGGGCAGGGTACGGTCTGGGCTGGGCCGCGTTTTCTGCACAAGTTCTTACAGGCTTTCTCGGGGCTCCGCCAATGCGCTACGACAAAGACGCGGCAAAACAATTCGGCGTCACGTCCGAAGACGTTGAGCGCTTCATCAGCTGGGACCAGAATCTCCAGCGCATGGGGGAGATACCACACACCTGCTCTACCAAGGACCTCGTGGTGCACTGCCTTGCGGCCAAAGCCATCATCGACAAGTACCGTGCGGCTGCGTCGCCCGTCGTAGACCTCTGGGGGCTTTGCCAACAACTTATTGGAGAGAGCCTGTACGGCGGCAAGGAGCGGGAGTTCCGTGGAATGACTTTCCGCAAGGAAGAAATTGTCTTGCCAAACGGCATGAGTTTGCGGTATCCTGTGTTAAAGATTAAGCAACATGATGCCAAGGGCCGGCCTGAGTGGGTGTACGGTCCTGACGGGAAGAAGCTGTACGGCGGCAAGGTGGTTGAGAACATCACGCAGGCGCTTGCTCGTATCGTCATGACGGACGGCATGCTTCGGGTGCAGAAGCGGTATTTCGTGGCGGGCACGGTGCACGACGAGCTGTTGGCCATCGCGCCTGAGAGTGAGTCCGAAGAAGCTGTGGCGTGGGTCAAGGCCCAGATGGTCAAGACTCCGTCATGGATGCCCGGCGTGCCGCTGGACGCAGGTGTGGGCGCCAACAGGCGCTATGGGTTGGCAAAGGATTGAGATTGAAGGAGAGTGAAATGAAAATCCCCAAGCAAGTCACCATCGGTGACACCAAGTACGAGGTCCGCAGGACCAGTAACGATCTGCGCCTTGGCTACATCAGCTACGCGGATCACGTCATCAGCATCAGCCGTGTGTACTTCATGGGCGGCCGGGTGTCGGCGTACGAGCAAGCAGATACGTTCTGGCACGAGCTCACGCATGGCATCCTGCACGACATGGGCCACCGGCTGCAGAACAACGAGCAGTTCGTCACGGCGTTCGCCAAGCGCCTGAACAAGGCGGTGCACAGTGCAAAGTTCTGAGCCGCTGAAGGCGGCGAAACCAGTCGTCTGGTCGCACTCGTCGCTCAAGGCGTTTGAGCAATGCCCTCGCAAGTTCCACGAGGAGAAGGTCCTCAAGCGCTTCCCGTTCAAAGACACGGAGGCGACGATCTACGGCAAGGAGCTGCACAGTGCTGCGGAGTTCTACATCAAGGACGGCACGCCGCTGCCGGCGCACTTTGCGTTCCTCAAGCCTACGCTTGATGCGCTGGCGGCCAAGCCCGGACGCAAGCTGACGGAGTACGAGATGGCTGTCGACGCGCGGCTGCGGCCGTGTGGGTTCAAGGACCCGCAGGTGTGGGCCCGGGGTATCGCGGACCTGCTGATCGTGGACGACGACAACCTTACCGCGTGGTGCGCGGACTACAAGAGCGGCAACGACAAGTACCCCGACCGCGACCAGCTTACGCTGATGTCGCTCTTCGTGTTCGCCCACTTCCCCCATGTGCGTGTTGTGCGCAGCGCGTTGCTGTTCGTCGTCAAGGACACCATGGTCAAGCACCGCGTCGAGCTTGCGCAGGCTACCAATTACTGGCAAGATTACCGCGAACGGGTCGCTGCACTTGAGGGCGCTTTCGCCTCCGGCGTGTGGAACCCCAAACAGTCAGGGCTGTGCAGACGCCACTGTCCAATCGCCAGCTGCGAATTTAACGGCGGCCATTGACCGCAAGGAGCCGACATGCCATACGTGAACAAACCCCGCCCGTACAAGCGGGAGAACGAACTGTACAAGTCCAAGCCCGAGCAGATCGAGATGCGCGTCAAGCGCAACAAGGCCCGCCGGGACGCCATCCGTGATGGCACTGCCGCCGTAGGCGACGGCAAAGATGTTGACCACAAGGTGCCTCTGTCCAAGGGGGGCAGCAACGCCAAGAGCAACCGCAGGGTGGTCAAGGCCAGCGCCAACAGGTCGTTCAAGCGCAACGCCGACGGGAGCGTGAAGTGAGTAACGCGGGAAACTTCTACGAAGTTATTGCGCAGAGCCTGAAGGACCCCAAGCCATCCCTTCTCGCACAGGGGCTGCAAAACAACATTGGCAACCCTTACATCGCGAGGCAAATATCAAACCAAGGCCGCGCCGTGCTTGGGGCGGGCCCCGCCCCCACACCAAGAGTCACCATGGACGTCCTCAAAAACCACGCCGCATTCACTGAGCCGCTCAGTACGATCGAGAACATGTGGCGCGTCAAGTACGGCACCGAGTGGGTGTCGGAGAAGGACGTCTACTACGGCGGCGATGAGTTCTATGTTCTGGCAATGCACAGGCTGTCACAGAGCGGGCGGCTGGAGCGGTTCATGTTGAGTGACACGTACGACTACGTCGTGCGACTACCGGAGTGAAGTGATGGCAATATCGGATTGGGAAATGGCTAAAAAAATCAAAGTACACCTCGACCGTGAACTACATGAAACAGCCAAGCGCGCTTGGCTGGAAGAAACATACGCAAGGTCAGGCAACTACCAAATTGGCCCAGACGTACTGGAGCGGCTTGAAAACGCAAAGCGGCAAGCCGAGTTGCGGAACTTACGCGAAGCGCAGTGGGGCAAGCCCACGCCGGAGAACATCAACGACATTGGCATTTTTACCATGGACATCGACGGCGTTGCGGCGTTGTGGAAAGCCAAGCACAGCGGCAGGTGGGTGTGTGAACAAGACCTCCGCAAGAATGACGACGAAGACTCGGCGTTCATGTTGACTCGGCTGCGCAGCACCGGACTGCTGGAGAGTTTGAAGACGGATACGCATACGTTCTGGAGAGCGAAGTGAGCCCCGCTACTGAAACGGGTTTTGAAGACGCCGAAACTGAAGTGCTGCGCAACTTATGGCTGGCTAAATGGGGGTCGGAACCAGTACCACACAGGGTCCTTTATTGGGGCACAGGAGGCTTAGAAGTGGAACTGGACAACCGCGAACAGTTTGTTCTTAACAACGACAACAACACTTGGACCCTCAAGCCCAATGCAAATAATTGACAACAAAGCGCTGCTGCTGCGCACGCGCAACCCCGAGAAGTTCAGCATCATTCCGAAGAGCCAGTATCTTGGCGAGGCTGATGACGGCGCGCATGAGGTGTTGGTCTTCTGGTCACTGGATGAAGCGCGGGTGCTCAAGAATCTTGGGGTCAAGGACGTGCCATCGCCCATCCTCAAGGACTACGACTGGCCCGGGCGCTACAAGCCTATGGCGCACCAAAAGGAGACAGCGGCGTTCCTGACACTGCACAAGCGGGCGTTCGTATTAAGTCAACCCGGTACGGCCAAAACAATTAGTTCCTTGTGGGCTGCTGACTACCTCATAAAGAAGAAAAAAGTTCGTCGCGTGCTGGTGTTGGCGCCCCTTTCCATTCTGCACAGCGCTTGGCTTGGAGATATTGGCAAGTCCATCATTCATCGCAGTGCAGTGGTGTGCCACCACCCGCAAGCCTCCCGCCGGATTGAAATGATCCAGAGCGATTACGAATTCGTAATCATGAACTACGACGGGCTCCCGCTGGTCGCAGATGAGATCATCTCAGACGGCCGGTTCGACCTCATCATTGTCGACGAAGCCTCGCACCTCAAGACAGTCACCACGCGGCGCTGGAAGACGCTCAACAAACTGGTGCGGCCCGATTCGTGGCTGTGGCTCATGACGGGCACTCCCGCAGCGCAGTCCCCCCTCGACGCGTATGGCTTGGCCAAGCTGGTGAACCCCACTGGCGTGCCGCATCTGTTTAGCGGCTGGCGTGACAAGGTCATGTACAAGGCGTCCATGTTCAAGTGGCTGCCAAAGCCCAATGCCAAAACGCTCGTGCACGAAGCGCTGCAGCCCGCGATCCGCTACACCAAAGAGCAGTGCCTTGACTTGCCGCCAGTGCTGACAGAGACGCGCAACGTGCCCATGACGGCGCAGCAGACCAAGTACTACAAGCTGCTCAAGGAGCAGATGTTGGCCCAAGCTGCAGGCGAGACCATCAGTGCGGTGAACGCCGCTGCCGGCGTGAGTAAGCTGCTGCAGATCAGCACGGGGTGCGCCCTGTCCGACAACAAAGAGGTCATCGAGTTTGACGCCACGCCTCGGCTGAACGTGCTGGAGGAAGTGGTGCAGGAAACCGACCGCAAGATCATCATCTTCGCGCTGTTCCGCGCTGCACTGGATACCGTGGCGGAGTTCTTGAAAGGCCGTGGGTACTCCGTTGAACAGATTCACGGCGACGTGACTGCCACCAAGCGCGGCGACATCATCAGGCGCTTCCAGTCTGACCCGGACCCTCGTATACTGGTCATGCAGCCGCAGGCCACGGCGCATGGGATCACTTTGACTGCCGCCGACACGGTGGTGTTCTATGGACCCCTGATGAGCGTTGAGATGTACATCCAATGTATCGCTCGCGCAGATCGCCAAGGACAGACTGCCAGCAGCGTGCGCGTCATCCATATCCAGAGCAGCCCCATCGAAGAGAAGATGTTCAGGGCGCTGGAGTCCCGGGTGGAAGACCACTCGCTGCTCAGCAAAATGTTTGAGAAGGAGGTGCAAAACACTTGACCCCAGAAAAACTACGTGTACAATTATTGACAGTCGGGCGAAACAGCCCGCAAGGAGAAGTGAATGAGTGACGCTACCGACGAAGTACCCATGGACCGACTGGCCAAGGTGTACCTCAAAATCCGCACCAAGATTCAGGAGCTTGAGCGTGCGCACGAAGCGCAGCTTGAAGAACTGAAGCAGCAGCGTGATGTGATTGCGCTGCAGATGAAAGACATGATGCTCGCCCTCGGGTCCAAGTCTGTGAAGACCGACGCGGGAACGGTCATCCTTTCCCAGAAGACGCGCTACTACGCATCGGATTGGGACGAGATGAAGAAGTTCATCTTGGAAAATGAGGCCATCGACTTGCTGGAGCGCCGTGTTGCGCAGACCAACATGGCGACGTTCCTCGAACAGAACCCGGGCAAAGTACCGCCCGGCCTCAACAGCACCTCGGAGTACGAGGTGAGTGTCCGCAAACCGACGAAGTAAGAGAGAAACCATGAACCAAGTAACCGTTTTCAACCCCAAGTCCAACGTCCCTGCGTTTGCTCGCAAGGGTGAGCTGTCGTCGATCGCCAAGGCCCTGATGGGCGGCGGTGCCGGTGGCGGCAAGCGTATCTCCGTGAAGGGCGGCGTGTTCCGCCTCGTGGTGGATGGCAAGGAAGTCCAAGCCATCGAAGACCGCCACCTCGACGTGGTGCTGGTCAACGCCGCACCCAAGATCGCGCGCACCTTCTACATGAAGACGTTCGACGAAAACGCTGTCACGGCACCGGACTGCTGGAGCGCTGATGGCGACAAGCCCGACCCGACCGCCAAGAACAAGCAGAGCGACGCGTGCGCGACCTGCCCGCAAAACGTCAAGGGCTCCGGCCAAGGTGACTCCAAGGCATGCCGCTACGCGCAGCGCGTGGCTGTGGTGCTGGCCAACGACATGGAAGGCGACGTGCTGCAGCTGTCTCTGGCGGCCACCAGCATCTTTGGCAAGGCCGAGGGCGAGAACCGCCCCCTGCAGGAATACGCGCGCTGGCTGGCTGCCCAAGGGGTTGACCCGGGTGCACTGGTCACGCGTCTGAAGTTCGACACCAAGGCTGCCACTCCGAAGCTGTTCTTCAAGCCCATGCGTTGGTTGGAAGAAGACGAGTACGCCATCTGCCAGAAGCAAGGCCAGTCGGACGACGCACTCAAGGCCATCACCATGACGGTGGCGCAGATGGACAAGGCCCCGGAGCCGGCCGCGCAGGATGAGGATGCGGAACCCCCGCCGCCCCCGCCCAAGAGCAAGAAAGCCGCCCTGGCACCCGCGCCCGCCGCAGAACCCGAGGAGCCCGCTGAGGAAGCCCCGCCCGTCAAGCGCGCAGCCAAGGCCCCGGCTGCTGCCGCGCCGGCCAAGTCCAGCGTGGCGGACCTTGTCAACCAGTGGGACGACGAGTAAAGGAGCCGCACGGGGGCAACCCCGTGCTCTGACATGGCATACACCAAACGCCTCAAAGCTGCGATCCTTGCCAGCGAGCGCTCCATGGGCAACCAGCTCGGGCGCTTGGCTGTCCGCCGGGACTTCTCCGTCATCCGTGTTGCAAAATGCACGGGCGCCACACGCGTTACGTGCTACAACTGGTTTGTGGGGGGCGAAGTCTCCCCTGCCTACCGACCCGCTGTCACACGCCTCATCAAACTCCTCACCACTGCAAAAAGCCCCGACGCGGCTTGGAGCGAAGCATGCAAAACATTCAACCTCGTACCCTGAGCGACGAAGAGCTCGTGCGCTACTACGCCCTGTGGCTTGACGGAGACGAGCCGATCCCCATCAACTGGCAAGCTGAACTGCTGCGCCGCTTCCTGCTGAAACTCAACGCCCAATAACCCTGAAGGGGTACGATGGAACCGCTAGATTTTCTCGCGGCGGTACTGCCTTCCTCCGGGTTTTACTGCGTTGCAGAGCTCAGCTCAAAAAAGAAAGAGCACCGGTACGCCGCGTCGCTCGAAGAGATTCTGGAGACTGCCGACAAGTTCAACGCTGCCGGCAAGGACACTTACTTTGCGCTGGCCGCGTTCGAGCAGGCCGGCAGCCGCATGGCGGACAACGCGCGCTGCATGCGCAGCCTGTTTCTGGACATCGAAGCCGCCGATCGGGACTACCCCACCAAGCAGGCTGCGGCCGAGGCGCTCGACGCGTTCCTGATGGCCTCCGGGCTGTCTGAGCTGGGCAAGCCTTGGCTAGTGGACTCCGGGGGTGGCGTGCATGTGTACTGGCCGTTGGCTGAAGACTGCGCTGTCGCGGACTGGCGCCCCCTCGCGGAGGGGCTGAAGCGCCTGTGCTACCGGTTGGGCCTCAAGGTCGACATGACGGTGACGGCCGACGCCGCGCGGGTGCTGCGCATGCCGGGCACCCTTAACCACAAATACACCCCGCCAAAGGCGTGTGTCGTGCGCATGCGTGGCGACGTCTTCCAGTTTGCGGACCTGCAGCGCGTCATAGGAACGGCTCCCACGGAGCCGGATGAGACCCCGCTGAATCTCCCGGGCAAGAAGCCCAAAGGCGCGACCGCCAGCACGGTGAAGTTGATGGAGACCACCACGGTGCGGTTCCGCGACATCCTTGTGCGCACACAGGCCGGCGCTGGCTGCCTGCAGCTGGCCCACTACGTGGAGAACGCCTCGGAAGACGGCATGGAGCCCCTGTGGCGCGGCATGTTGTCCATCGCCAAACACTGCTCGGACGGCGACAAGGCTGCGCAGCGCCTGTCCGCCATGCACCCCTACCCCGAGTCACGCATGCAGCAGAAGCTGCGCGAGATCAAGGGCCCGTACCCCTGCACCAAACTGGACTCGGAGAGCCCGGGCGTATGCCAGAACTGTCCGCACTGGGGCAAGATCACCAACCCGCTGGCGCTGGGGCGCGTCGTGCAAGAGAGCACGGAGCCTGTGTCGGTCGAGGTGCCGTCCGCGTCTCCAACAGCGCCCGGGGTCCAGTACAGCCGGCCAGACGCGCCCAAGGGGTTTGTCTACGCCGCCGGCGGCGGGGTGTTCCGCGTCAAGGAAGAGCAGACAGCCACGGGCGAGATCATCAAATCCCAGTTCATGGTGCTTCCGTACGACTTGTTCGTGGTAGGCGTGCTGCACAAGGACAACACCCACACCGCCCACCTTGTGGCCATCCGGCCCGACGGTACACACAGTGTCCAGCTCCCTACCAAGGCGGTGGTGGCCAAGGACGAGCTGCTCAAGACGCTGGCCGAGAACAACATCTACGCTGCCTTTGGGCAGGGCAACGACAAGAACCTGTACGACTACGTACGCGCCTGCGTCGAAGAAGCTGCGCTGAAGAACACGCCGTTCCGCATCCCGTCACAGTACGGCTGGCAGGACGACAACACCTTTGTGTACGCGGGCAGGGTGCTGCACCCGGACGGCTCCGCCACGGTATCCCCAATGCCCGGGCTGGAGAACATTGAAAAGGCAACAGCACAGTCCGGCACGTTGGAGGGCTGGCGCGAAGTCATGAAGCTGCTGGTGGCCAAGGGCATGGACGACATCGTGGCTCACGCCTGCATCGGGTTTGGCTCTCCCCTCATGGCGTTCACCGGCATGCGCGGCATGACGTTCCACGCGGGGCATGCGCAGTCTGGCACCGGCAAGTCTCTGGCCCTGTCGCTGTGCGCGTCCATCTGGGGCAACCCGGTCGACTACCGCACCGGCAAGAGCACCTCTCCTGTGGCCATGCAGCAGCGCGCGGGGAACCTGAACTCGCTGCCCTTCGTGTGCGACGAGCTGACCATGAAAGCCCGCAACGACATGGAGTGGTTCCCCGGCTTCGTCTTCGACTTCTCCGAAGGTCGCGGCAAGGAACGTATGGAGTCCGGCGCCAACAAGGAACGCATCAACAACACGACGTGGTCTTCGCTGGCCATGTTCACGTCCAACGTGCGTATGCTGGACTACATGACGGGGGTGCGTACGCACTCCTCCGAAGGCGAGATCAGGCGCTTCCTTGAGTGGTCTCCGTCCAAGCCGCTGCAGTGGGACGATGACGAAAAAGCCCTGCTGCAGACCATCCACAGCAACTACGGCTCGGCCGGCGCTGTCTACGCCAAATACCTTGTGATGAACCGCGAGCTGGCGATCGACACGGTGCGGCAAGTGCAGACCAATATCACCAAGGAGTTCAACGCCACCAGCGACGAACGCTTCTGGGTTGCGGGCATCAGCGCCGTCATCGCCGGCGTCATCTTGGCCGGCAGCAAGCACGCCAACATCATCGACCTCCCGGTCAAGCGCCTCGTCAATGTGTTCAAGGAGCTGGTGCTCAAGTCACGTGACGCGCTCAACGATAGCCAGCGCAACGCGGAGGACCTGCTGAACGAGTACACCCGCGAGTTCTACGGCCAGTTTGTGGTTGTGCGGCGCGTCGATGGCAACATACTGGCTGAGCTCGGCAATGGCGGCGTGGTGGACCACAGCCTGACCCGCACCAAGGTGGCGGGGCGCATTGAGCACGACGTGGAGCCCGGGTACGTCACCTACTTCATCGAGGAACAGTTGATGCGCCGGCACTGCGCGGTGTATGGTATGGGCTTCGCAGACTTCAAGAAGGACTTGGAGAAGCGCCTCACGGTGCACTACCTGAAGAAGGACATGCTCACGCAAACCAAGGGGCCGCAGATGAGAGTCAACGCTATTAAAATCACCCGCAAGCGGGGCGAGGAGCCTTTGAAATGAAGATTCTTGATGACTGCACACTGGGGCACGCTGTTGCAAAGGCGGGCGCCGACGTCCGCGCCGTAGAGACGGGAAAGATTCAGACGCTGGTAACGGCGGGGCACTACACAAAGCAGAACCCCCCGACCGTAAAGTGGTCTCCGGACAAGTTCACCGCCTACGCGTCGTGGCAAACGCCCAAAGGCCTCGATCAAATAGAGCTGGTGTGTGACACCGCAGAAGAAGCCAACGAGCTTCTGCCCGTTCTGGCCAACATGCTGAGGGCGAGGGCTTGACGTGCGGAGCAAGGACTTCCCGTGGGCTCGGGTGCAGCCGGGGCAGTCGTTCTTTGTGCCGGCGCTGGATGTGGAAGAGGTGCGCCGCAAGGGCCTGATTGCGGCGCTACCCTACAGGTTCAATCGTAGACCCGCCGCAGAGGTGGGCATCCTCAACGGGCGGCTTGGAGTTCTTTTCTCACGGCCATCTGCGATTTCACAGACTCCGCGATCTGAATCTTCCGCTGACGCAGCTTGTCCAGAATCTCCCGACCCTCCTGCGGGCTGATGGACTTGACGCCCACTGCAGCGCGCACCGCAGCTTCAGCTTGTGACACTTGTTTCATCACCTGAGTGAAGTTACCGGCCAGCCCCTCCATGGACAGGCGGTCGCTGTTCTCCCGCAGGTACTGCTGCGCTTCCGCCCGGTTGCCCTTGGACACGAGGTCATCAAACGTCTTCTTGGCGCGCTCGATTTCATTGACCCGGTCGTACACAAGATTGATGACGCCCGTGCCGTCCTTGGGTTGGAACAGGGGCCCTACGAGCGGATACTCATTCAGCCTGCGCACCACGCGCTCGGGGGAGTCGCCTGTCGGGATGGCCAAGCTCACCGTCTGCGCCAGCAGCGGGCCGATGCTGCTCAAATAGCCGCGCAAGATGTAGTCGATCATCACAGGGGAGAACCCGCCCAGCTCGCCAAGTTCTTTGGCCAGACCCGACGTGGTGTCACGTACGCGCTTCTCGGGGTCCATGGCGCGCTCAGGCGCGGACTCGATGTCGCGCCCGGTGAAGAAAGACTTGCCCAGCGCCGCCTCGATGGCCGGCTTCATGGCCTGCGGCAGCGGGATGGGGATCGGCACGCCCTTCACGTCCAGCATGGATGAGCCGCCCGGGATGGTGTTCTTGACGATCGTACCAAACGCTTTGGCCACCGTGCGACCTTCTTCGCTTCCGTTGAGCAAGTTGAACGCAGCCTCCGGCATGGCCTTGAAGATATACCCCAGCTCGAACGGAATGGGGATGCGCACCATGGGCTCGACGCCCGGAATGCGCACGAACCAGTTGTTGTACTTCTCCTCGGGCAACGCGTTCTT